CCGGCCTATCATATTGCGGCGGTTTTGTAACCTGTGGGTTGTGTGTTTGTGCTGGTCACAGAGTTTCGATACGTCCGATAATTCCGGTAATTCCGGTGGATCTGGAGTGAATTGCGGGATTTTTGCGGGATTTTACGGGATGGATTCACCCCACTCCCCGACTATCCATCATGGATTTTGAAGCACCAAAATTCTGAATACAGCTTCATCCCCACGCCCTATAAAACGACGAAAAGACCCCACCCGGGGCGGGGTGGGGTTTATCCGTTAATAACATCATCGTGCACATCGGGTGGGAGCTGGGCGGCATCTAGCTGCACATCATGTTTTTGGGTGATGCGGCGCAGCCCGTTGACGGCGGCCCAATATTTCCTGCGGGTCGTCTCCACAATTTCTTGGAGGGATTCCACTCGGTCACGAAGAGCGTCAATCTGGTCTGACTGGGATTTCAGCTCCTCCTGCTGCGCGTCGATGCGCCGCATGATGGAGTCGGTAAACGCTTTCCACTCGGGCTTATCCGACTCGATGCGCTTGGCGTCGCGGGTGGCTTGCGCTGTGACTTTTGTTCCTAGGTAGGTGAGGATGGCGGCGCCGATGACGCCTATGAGTGTTGCGGCCTCACCGCTGATCGTCATGGCTCCCCCTTAATCTCGGGTACCTCCAGCTTATCGGGGGCGCGGCCCCTACCAAACGCCCACAATGCCAGCAGGGTGATGGTGGCGTAGCCGATCGCGGTGACCCACCCGCGCCCACCGGAGATAATGAAAGACACTGCCCACATGAAATGAATGCCGATGCCCAATCCCACGGCCAGCGGGCGGGCGGGCCGCAATGGTATGGCGGCGAGGCAGAAAATACCCACCGCGAGCCATACCCACGACCACGTGGATGGTTCCGCCAGCGTCTCCAAAAAATGAGCTGGCTTGCGGCGCTGGTCCACAATCATCGGCAGGTAGGAGGAACCGCGCACGATGACGGATATGCCGATAATGGCGAGGCCAGCGGCGTCACTGGTGAGCCACGCACGTAGCTTGCAGGAATCCATACGTATCACTCCCCTGCGGTGGTGGGTCCACTGTAGACCGGCAGGGCGGCGTTGGTGTTGGTGGTTTCTGCGCGCTCAGCTTGGCCCGCCAAACGCGGCGCCATAGATGGGGTGACACCATCAATCGTAAGGCGGTTGACTAGCGTGGTGAGGAAAAACCCTACGCCGCCAATGAGCGCGATAGTCCATTCTGGGGCGTTTGCGTAGTAGACGGGGATAATGCCAGCGACCCATGCTAGGGCCTGCAAAATGAGCATGATAGAACCCTTGTAGCGTAGCCACCACGGCTGTTCCTGTAGCTCCACCGCCACAGCCTCAGCAACATGATCGGCAACCGAGTTCAACGCCGCTTGATTATAATGACGTGCCATTATTTCTTTTCCTCCAGTTTCTTCTCGATACGCGCCACATCTGCGCGCAGTGCCGCGACCGCATCAACGAGGGTTAAGTTTTGCCCCTGCTGGTTCTGCCCTAGTTGGGGCCAGCCCTTACCACCGGGGCCTCGTAATTGCCGCCAAATTTCCTGGATAGCGTCAAACTGCGGGCCGAGATAGCCCGTGATGAAGTCGGTGAAGTACTTTTGTGTGAGTGCCACTGGCGTGTTCTCTTTCTTCGGCGGGGCGGGTTTTCCGCTGGTCATTTGGTCGTACCATTCTTGGGCGCGGCGAATGTAGCCGTCGTGATACTTGTGGCCAGGCCGCAGGTGGTAGGGGCATTCAGTAAATCCGCCGGACTCAATACTGTGAAATCGCACATTCCCACCGCTGACAGGGCGTCCGAGCTTGTAATAGACGCAGATAGCGGCGACGAGGTGAGCGCCCTCTTCCAGCGTCTTTTCTCCGATGGGCCAGTCTTGGTCAGGCCCGGCGCTGTTGGAGTGCTCAATGGCGATCGTCTTTTGATTCGAGTCAAGGTTGCGGTTCGCCCATGCGGTGTCTCGGTCCCATACGGCTTGCCCGATCTCTCCGGTGGGTGACACGGTGTAGTGTGCGCTGGCTTCGCGGGTCTGCCAGATGTCCCAGCAAAAGTCGAGGCCGCCGACACCGCCCATGTGGTGAATCGTGACGTGCTTGATTTTCTGCCCGCCGCGCCCCGGCGTGAAATGCCGGGTGAGTAGGCGCACTCGGTCCGGCTCTAGCGTTTTCCAATCTTTCAATGTGCCCTCCTTTGGGAAAAGAAAACACCACCTGCCAGTGCGGTCAGGTGGTGATTGTTGAGTGAAAAATACTTTAAGAACTATCGTCAACCAAGTTGACAAATAACGCTATGTAGCGTTATTATAATAGTGTGCCGGTGAGAGAGGCACAAAGAAATAACCAAACAGTGGAGGGAGGTGACAGTTGCGTGTACGCAAACGTCATCATGACGCTAACGCTCCTGGCCATGATTGCAATCTGGCTCGATGAGCGTAGGCGCTAAATAGCACCCCGGTTCTCAATAGAGCAAGTATCGAGAACCGGGGGGGGCTACCCCCACAATACCGAAAGGACACAACCATGCGATACACACTCATAGGAACAGGCGCCGCTCTCATTAGCATCCTAGGCGGCGCAACCTTATGGCTAACCCCAGCCTTCATCATCATCGGATACGGAATCGACCGAGCCAAAAAGGAACGCCGATGAACCCCATCATCATCGATAAAGACACCGGTCGCGAACTCTGGCCAGGTGAGCAATGCGCCCGCTACATCGGAGTTACCCCTCCAACGTGGAGAAATTACTCCGCAAATGACCGCACCCCTGCCTTTGTTGCCACCCTCCTCGGCAATATTCGCCTCTGGGACGCCGAAGAAGTCAAAGCATGGCACGCGTCCCGCCCCGGCTCACCGGCGCAGCTCCGCCGTTAGGCCTCCTTGCTGGTTTCTTCCCAGCTGGTATCGGCACCGGGTTCGGCGCGGTTGCCGTCTACGGTGGAGCGCCATTGCTTGCCCTGGTGGGTGACTTTCGCCCCTGCGGGGTAGAGCTCGTCCTTGTTGGCGGGCTCTCGCCATGCTGGCACGCCCGGGGCTGGTGCCTCCTCTGGCGCTTCCACCTCCGGCACCACGTCTTCCTTAGGCGGGTTGTACACCTCCCAACCAGAATCCGAGGCGCTTGGCCGGGCGTAATTCAGGCCGTCGGCACGATTGATGTAGATACGCCCATCGTCCAGTACCGCATCACCACGCATATAGGCCTTGTGCTTGCGGCCCTGTGGGTCATGCCACGCGGGCACGATACCGTCCCCGTTAATCGCGGCCTCCTCAGTCGCCACCTCTGGGCGGGTGATTTCACCCTGCGCTGCGAGGTCTTTCACCAGCTCCACTTCGGCTTCCTGCACCGCAGGTAGGGCCTGGCGGCGCTGTACCTCATCATCGAAAATCCAGCGGCGTAGCTCCGCAAAATCAACACCGTTCAGGGCCTGAATCTGCTGCTTAATAGTCTCCATTTTTCTCCTTAATTGATGCGTTCCCATGTGCGTGGGTCATTCCACGGGTAGTGATAAAACGACGATTCATGCGTCACCAGAGCACGGTAGGTGCCTTCAGCTGCGGCTGCGGGGTACTCCCCACGCCCAATGGTCACCACGTCGCCTGCCTGGTAGGTGACACCTAGTTCGAAGTGCCGTTCATCACTGCTTCCAGTAGCTTCTTCCCCGTCGTCAACCCTGTCGTCAACGGCGATTCCGGGGGGCAGCGGTCGTTCCGCCCTGCGTATGCGCCTGGTAGGCCAGCGGGTCCACCCCGTAGAATTGGATTTGGAACCACCCGTCGCCGCCGCGGCCGCCGGGAGTGTAATTGTTGAAAAATCCACCATTACCACCAGCGCCGCCACCACCATTCGTGCCGGTACCCGCGTTGCCTTGCCCGCCACTACCAATAGTCATCGTGGAAGTCCCACCCCTATGCGACGAGTAATACCTCCCGCCCTGACCAGAGGTAATATACGGCGACCCAGCAGTCGGGTTACCCGTGATACCACTACCACCAGCAGCACTGGTACTACTCCGGGATGAGGCCCCGTATTTTAGATACGACAGCGTCGTGCTAGTGCCACTGCGGCCGTACTCCAGTGATGCGCTTCGTCCACCACTACCGCCCTTGCCTATCACTAGGGACAGGCTCGAGCCGGGGTGGATACTGTCCGATATGAAGCGCACGTCACCACTACGCCCGCCGGAGCCTTGTGAGCCGACACCACCATTACCGGCCTGGCCGCCAGCGCCACCACCTACGAGAATTGCGGTGAAAAACGTGGCCCAATCAGGAACCGCTGGGGCACTATTATTCGTGCGGGTGTACATGGCGGTGCGATTCCAGATGATTTTATTGCCCATGAGAATCGCCCCGGCTTCACGCTCACCCACATACGCACCCCTAATATCCCCCGTCCTTACAGTAGGCATACCATCACCCCGTAATCACATAAAGCGTAGAAGAATCTTTAGATTCGCGGTTATACGCGGCCTGAGTGCCAGCCCAAAAGCCACCACCCCCGCCGCCGGATTCCAGCGCGCCTACGCGGTCACGTACCGCACTGACCTGCTCGTCGACGTAGGACTTGTTGGCTGCATCGTAGCCATTTTTTGGCTCCCTAAACGCGGTACGCCCCTGGTCGTCGCGGATAACAAGGCTAGCGGCGATTGGTTGATATGTTGCCGGGCCAAACACGCCTTTAATATCCTGCGCCTTGTGCGTATGTTCTTTGGGCGCTAGGCCTGAGGTGTCCACCTGCACCCCATCCACCGCGCTATCCACGTAGGACTTAGTAGCCGCGTGATTATCACCGCTAGGGGCTGGCAGGCCACGGAGCTGGTTATTTCGCATGTCCACCGGGGTATTGAAATCCCACTGGTCAGGCGTGGATACCACACGGTCAGCGTCACCATCAATATTAGTGAGCGTCAGGTGATTATCCGCAGAAAAGCGGAGGTAGGACTCTGCACCTCTATTTTGAAAGACGATGCCGGTAGCGTCTTCTGCGCCATTGTCGAGGAAAATGCCGGACAAATTAGCTTCCGTGCCCTCGCGTACCACGTCGGATAGCTGCTCCACCTTGGCGTACTGGGAGAAGTCGATACCCTCTACGGTGCCGGGTGGGCCCTGCGGGCCACGCTGGCCTTGCGGCCCGGTCAGGTGTGGGGACTGCTTGCCGTTGACGGTGACCTGGTCACCATCCCACTGGGTGGACTCCGCAATTTCACGCACCTGCTGTGCGGATTCGTCGGCGCGCCCGGCGGCACCCTGAGCGTCACCAGCGGACGACGCAGCCGCGTTGGCGTGGCCCTCAGCCGTAGAAGCGTGGCCCTGGGCGGCATCGCGGGCTTCCTTAGCCCCATCCCACGCCGCACGGGCCTCCGAGCGTGCCCCCTCGGCACGGTCAGCAGTACGCCCCGACTCCTCCGCAGACGACTGAGCACGAGACGCATGCCCCTCAGCAGTAGTGGCATGGCCCTTAGCCTCCTCAGCAGACGACGCGGCAGCCTCAGCCTGACCACGCGCCAACGAAACCTGCCCCTGAGCCGCATTGGCGTGACCCTCGGCCGTGGAAGCGTGCCCCTGCGCGGCAGTAGCCTCCTCCCGCGCAGAGTCCAGCGCCTCCATCATCTCCGCCGACAAGCGTTCAATCTCACGCGAGGTAGCCTCGTCCACCACCTGGGCTGCACGCACCACATTCCGCAAAGACTGCTGGTCAGACTCACCGACGACGATAGGAATCGTATCCACAGCCCTGCCCTGACTAATCAGCGCCAGTACGGCGGGGCCGGGCAAGGCCGTAAACTCCACCTGGCCGTCCTCCACGGGGAACCTATCATTCCCCGTCGTCACCACACCACGGTCATGGGTGCGCACCTCGCGGGCGTGCAGCCACACCTCCGACACCTGCGCCGCACGAGACGACACAAACAACAAATTTCCACTCACAGTGGGCATAAAAATCAATCCTCAATCCACGACACACGACACACAGCACTATCTACACGGCGCGACGAAACTTCAGGCGCATCAGTCCACACCTCAAATTTCACACGCTGACCAGCGCGAATACTCCTGCGACGTACAGACGCCACACGTTCACGCATCCCATCACCCCACGGGAAAAGCGGACCAAAATCAGTGCCAGAATCATCCGACAGCACCACCGCACCGTCGACGGTCACCCTAAACTGGTACCGAGCTCCACGGTGCACCGCTCCCCACACCACGCGGGGTTGGAACACGTATTCCGCAGTGGACTGCGCATTGAATGCGTCCACCTGCGTCCAGGACGCTGCAGACGGGCTAAACCCGTGCCGGTCCATGCTCAGCTCACGCGTCTTGCCAGGGGTCACTCGGTACATAACCGCCCCCTTATCAGAGAGCCTCACACCACGGCTATCCGGGTTAAGATTCTTCGACCGCGTAGAGCCAATATCTATATAATCAGTACTTGTATGCTCAATCTCCGTCCTACTCGGTGACGACGTAGACCCCGTGTGAACCTCAGTAGAATAGGTGACAAACACCACGGCCTCGCCTACCCACGAGCCCTTCGCAGTCAGCGTGCTACCCGAGTACGACCAAAAATCATCCGACCTTTGCTTCAGGCCGAACCAGCGTACACGCTGCGCACGTAGCTCACGTTCCTGCGAGCGTAGTTCATCCAGCAGCCGCCCCCGGACTTATC